TGGTGCAATGACTAGCGACCTTGATGCAATGGAAGTACACTTCCTTTCTGAAAGAGCTGTATGTACTATGGGTGCAAACAACTTCTTTATCTTTAAAGACTAGGAGTAACCAATATTACAAGGGGTGTGAAATATCACCCCTTTTTTAAAAAAAATTATAAATTAAATCAAATGAAAAATAAAAAAATAGCTGTAGCTAAAACCTACAGATTAACATCAGAAAGAGCTCCCTTATCGTTTATGATACCAACGAAAAGTTCTAGGAGCTATTCATTACTTTACTTCGATGAAGAAAGAAATGAGAACAGACCACTTAGATATGCTAGAAACCAAAAGTCTCCATTTGAAGATGAGCAAGATGGCAATGTAATTTTAGAGCCAATTGTTTTTGAAGATGGTATGCTTTACGTTCCTAAAAATAACCCTGTACTACAAGAATTTTTACATTATCATCCTATGAATGGAAGTAAATTTGTAGAAATAGATGAAGCTAAGGATGCAGAAGAAGAGGTTGAAATTTTAAATCTTGAGGTTGATGCACTTGTTGAGGCAAGTAAATTGTCTATTGAGCAGATTGAATCATTATCTCGTGTATTGTTTGGTAAAGATACGTCTAAGACATCTACTGCTGAATTAAAAAGAGATATGTTGATTTTTGCTAAAAGTAATCCAAGTGATTTCTTAGATGCTATTAATGACCCAACAGTAAAGGTTCAAGGTATAGTTCAATTATTCTTTGATAAAGGGTTGTTGACTTTTAGAAAAAACAAAAAGGAAATATGGTTTAATACACCATCTAACAAAACAAGAATGCTTGTTGTTCCATTTAATGAAGACCCATTGTATTTAGCAACATCATACTTGCAGAGTGATGAAGGAATTGACTCACTAAAAATGCTTGAGAATCTTATAGAAGGATAGCGAGCATATATAGTATATATTACAAGAGTCCGATTTTCCATCGGACTCTTTTTTTTTGTTATCTTTGTACAAAAGTTTATTATGATAAACTCAGTAAGAAATACAGTCTTTTCGGTTCTTAACAAGAACAACTATGGGTATATATCCCCACAGGATTTTAATCTGTTTGCTAAACAAGCACAGCTAGAAATCTTCGAGAATTACTTTAGTAATTACAACACAGCAATAAATAAAGAAAACGCTAGAATATCAGGGTCTGAGTATGCTGATATAACAAAAGGGATTGAGGAATCTATAGACACGTTTTCAGTAATAAAAAACTTTGACCAAAAGAATTATAATAAATACTTTACACCTTCTCAAACAACAACAGGAGATGATTACTATTTATTAAATAAGGTATTGGCATATACTACTTTTAGAGTTAGCGGTGAGAGTGACGCATCAGGTAATAATCAATTAATTGATTCTACTGCAAGCTTTACAACGACAGTTAACGTTGGAGATATAGTAGTAAATATAGCGACACTTGATAAGGCAGAGATATTAGCAATAGTTAGTGACACTGAGCTTACTTTAGATGAGAATATATTTACTCCTTCAGGTGATGACTATTCTATATTTAAAGATGAGAGCTATGAAGCAGAAAAGGTAACTAACAGTAAGATTAGTATGCTAGCTAATTCACTGCTTACAGCACCTACTAAAACGTTTCCAGCATATTCTTTAAATAGTGATTCAATAACAGTATTGCCGAAAACAATAAACAATCCAGGTCAGATATTTAGTCAGTATATTAGATATCCAAAAGACCCTAAGTGGACATACAGTACACTTGCAAGTGGAGAGCCTGTATTTGACCAATCGCAATCGGATTATCAAGACTTTGAGCTGCCAATTGATGATGAGGTAAACTTAGTAACTAAGATACTTCAATACTCAGGTATGCAGATAAGAGAAGCTCAGGTAGTTCAGTTTGCTAATTTAGAAGAACAAAAAGATAATCAACAATAATGGCATATATATCAGAATATCAATATTATGAAAATGGAGGAGTTGACCCTAAGGATGCAAATTGGGGTTCGTACCAGTATGTCAGCTTGTATGATATAGTCAACAACTTTATGTTGATGTACAATGGAAACCATTCACTTGTAAATAACGAGGAGAGGTTTAAAATATTATTTCACGCAAAGAGAGCAATACAAGAACTTAATTACGATGCGTTTAAAGAAGTTAAAATACTAGAGTTATCTGTAACTGACAACTTAAGATTTGTTTTGCCTTCTGACTATGTAAATTGGATTAGAGTAAATATATATAAAAATGGTTTATTAAGACCATTAACTGAGAATATTCAGACTAATTATTCGAATGCATATCTTCAAGATAATGAAGGTAATATTTTATTTGATGTAGATGGTAATATACTTAGACCTCAATTTTCAACTATAGACTTTGATAGAATTAAAAAGAAAAAGAAAAGCATATACTTAAATCAAGGAAGCCAGTTTGATGGTATGGAAGGATATCTTTACGAAGGGAATTGGTATTTTGATTATGGCATTGGTGCTAGATATGGTTTAAATACAGAAACAGCAAATGCAAATCCTACATTTAAGATAGATAAAAGCTCGGGTGTCATAAACTTTAGTTCAGGTATGAGTGGAGAGCTTTGTATACTTGAATATGTATCTGATGGTATGGAAGGCGGTGATGATTCTAAGATTAGTGTAAATAAATTATTTGAAGATTATGTGTATGCATATATCGAGTACGCAATATTAAATAGTAAACTTAATGTGCAAGAGTACGTTGTACGAAGAGCACAGAAGAGAAAAACAGCTTTATTGAGAAACGCTAAGATAAGAATAAGTAACATCCATCCCGGAAGATTATTAATGAATCTAAGAGGTCAAGATAAGTGGATAAAATAATATGGCGAATATTACAAGAAACTTTATAAAAGGCAGAATGAATAAGTCGGTTGATGAGCGACTTATACCTGATGGTGAATATGTAGATGCGGTTAATGTTCGTATGGGCTCTACTGAAAACTCTGAGATTGGTGTAATAGAAAACACTAAAGGTAATACAGCATTAACCAAATTATCATTTAATGGAACAGATTTAAGTACATCCGCTAGATGTATTGGTGCATATGAAGATGGAGCTAATGAAACAATATATTGGTTTATTCACGATAGTAACTTTCCTATATCTGCAGGAGCACCAAACGGCAAGATAGACTTAATAGTATCGTATAATGTAAAAGATGGTATAATTAATTATCACGTTATTAGTGTCGGTCAATCTTCTTCTATAGACACAACATTAAACTTTGACCCTAAATATTTAATAACAGGTATAGACTTAGTAGAAAACTTATTATTCTTTACAGATAATAAAAATGCTCCTAGATTTATAAATATAAACAGTGCATATCCTGAACCTAATTCATCAGGTGTAGATTACAACGGCAATTCAGATTTACTAGCTGAAAGATTATTAGTTATAAAAAGACCGCCAATATATGCACCTACTATTGAGATGCAAGAAATACCTTTGGCAGAAGATAATTATTTAGAAGATAGATTTATATGTTTTGCATACAGGTATAGATATGCAGATGGTGAATACTCTGCAACATCACCATTTTCAGACCCTTCATTTTTTCCTAAACCTTTTCAATTTAGTGCAAACAGTTTGCTTAATGAAGGAATGATAAATTCATTTAATTCGGTAAATGTATCTTATAATACAGGAGGACCTTTAGTGGAAAGTATTGAGTTGTTATTTAAAGAGGCTCAGAACAGCATAATAAAAGTTATAGATAAATTTAATAAAAAAGATAGAGGATTTGCAAATGATGATACTCAAACTTATACATTTACAAATAGCAACATATTCACAATACTTCCTGACTCTGAGATACTGAGACTATATGATAACGTGCCACGTTTTGCTTTAGCTCAAACAATAATGGGCAATAGACTTGTATATGGTAATTATATAGATGGGTATAATTTAGAAAGAAATGGTATTAAAACACAAATAGAATATACGGTTGATTTAATTAGTGAAAGTATTTCTATTGAATCAATAGAGGGTTCGTCTTCTTCTGTTCAATATGATATACCATCAAGAGGGATTGGTCCAATTGTTTTACAATCGGGAGCACAATTTGATTTTTCAAATTTTTCGGGTAAATTAAAAAAAGGGTCTGTTTTAGAATTTCAAGTAACATTTGAAAACGATAGCTTTGCCCCATCTTCAAATCCTCAGCCTACAATAGAAACAGGTTCTTTGGATATTAATTTTTCAATTACATTAACGTCTGATTATACTTCTACTCAATTTGTATCTGAATTTGCAAGAAGTAATGAATTTATAAACAAAGTAGGAAACATTTCGCCTAAAAATATTAAACCTGTACATGCTCCTGCGCCACCTACTTCCTGTGATGGAATAACATTTACTGATGAATTTAATTGTGTTATACCAAATAATTTAGATTCTCCATTAACTACTAGTGGCTCTGTTAAAAAATGGGGTAGTGCAATTAGTGGTGCATCTCTTGTTGGTAATACAGCATACAATAATAACGAACCCATAAGAATAGTATCTTCTTCTTTTAATAACATATTAGAATTAGAATTACCATATATGAGGTTTGTAAATGACCTAAATAATGGACTTGATACAACAGAAGATATATATGAATTTTACACAGTGACTTCTTGTTCGGTTACATTAACTTCTAGAGATTCTTTAAAAAGCCTTCATAGTAATAGAGGATATGAAACAGGTATAGTTTATATGGACGATTATGGTCGTTCAAGTACAGCACTTGTTAGTAATAATAATTCTCTTCACGTTCCTTGTAGTGCATCTTCTTCTGTTAATAAAATACAAGTAACTATACCTCCAAGGCAAATTGCACCTGAGTGGGCTACTAATTACAAGTTTGTAATAAAACCTGATGAAGAAAATTACGATACTATATATAGTAATATATACTATAGAACTACTGATGCTAATTACGCATATTTTCTTTTAGAAGGAGAAAGCACTAAAAAAGTAGAAGAAGGAGATAGGCTTATAGTTAAAAAAGATTCAGGAGGAGTTACAGGTGATTGTGTGTATGTTACTGTTTTAGAAAAAAATACATATGGCACAGGAGATATAGAAGCAGATAGTCTTGCAGGTACTTATATGAAAGTGGGTACAAATGAGATAAATATTACAGAGCAAGAAAATGCTACTATATTATATGGATTACAAAGAGGAGAGCATAAAAATAGTACCGAATATGGAGGAGTTCAGGCGTACACTAATCCTAATGTAACTAATAATCCCGGAGATTACCCTTTTGTAAAATACCCAATGTCTGTTGAAGACAGTTCGGGTAATTTTATTGATTATGATATGCCATTAGGTTCTAGAGTTGCTGTAAATTTAAACTTTTACAGAAACGGAACAATTTTTAATTGCGACGAAATAACTATGTCTTTATCTGTTTTTATGACAGCTAGTAAAGATTATAATAATATGTGGGATTTTCTTAATGGTGAGAATTTTCAAGGAGAGTTAGATAATGCTATTTTTAGTAATCCAAATGATAAAAATATTTTTTACGACCAAAGAGTTCAAAATACAGGAACTATAAATCCTCAAGTTTTAAATCCAATTAAAACAGGATTATCTCAAAACATATTTTGGTGGTATGACGGAAATGGAACTACTGAGCCAAGTTATTTAATAATGGTTGGTACAAGAAGTTGTAGCAATACTCAAAACGGAAGAGCTGTTGCTATTTCTACTTTTGACGTTTATAGAGCTGATGGTGTTGCAATATTTGAGACTCAACCACAAGATGCACTTCCTGATGTTTGGTTTGAATCTGCTAAAACATATAATATTACTACAGATGGATTTCATTTATCGGGCACTAATCCTAATGACCAAGACCAAACAGCATCTCTTCCTGCGATAGTTGAAACAGATTTTTTTAATTGTTATTCATTTGGTAACGGAGCTGAAAGTTATAAGATAAGAGATTCAATCGTAGGTAAGACATTTAATCTTGGCAACAGAGTTTATACCACAGACGAAAAAGAATACAAAGAAGCACATCGTTTCGCTGATTTGACGTATAGCGGTGTGTATAACGAAGAAAATAACATAAATAAACTTAATGAGTTTAATTTAGGGTTACTGAACTTTAAACCACTTGAGCGTACATTTGGTACTATTCAAAAATTATTTGGTAGAGAGACAGACATACTTACACTACAAGAAGATAGAATATCTTATGTACTTCAAGGTAAAGAAATGATAACAGGTGCTACAGGTGGTAGTGCATTAGTTACAGTACCTGAGGTATTAGGTAAGCAAGTGGCTCGTGTAGAAGAGTATGGCATATCTAACAACCCGGAAAGTTTTGTACAATGGGGTGCAGATAAATACTTTACGGACGCTAAACGTGGTGCTGTAATACAGCTTAAAGGTAGTGCAGTTCAGAATGAAAAACTAACTGTAATATCTGAGCAGGGTATGCGTACTTGGTTTAGAGATTTATTTATAGATTCATTTGACACACAAAAGCTAGGTGGATTTGACCCGTATATGGATGAATATGTTCTTAGCTCAAATGATATATTAAAGCCTATTGATAAAGAGTGTGTTGATTGCGGAACGGTACTAAGTGGAATAGTTATAGATGAATTAAATCCATACGAGTTTTGTGTAGATGTGGGCGATTTGGTTGGTCCTTTAACAATAAGATATACAATTAGAACAGATTTAGTCGTACAGCCTGCACAATTTGACATTACATATACTTATGCAGGTGTTACTAATGTATATACAAGTGCAGACCCTCCTGTCTCAGACACTATAGTTCTTAATAAAAGTTCTGTTGCTGACCAAAAAGTTACTATATCAATAACTAATTATGGTCTTGACAAAACTTATATAGATACATTTAAAGTAGGATGTCCTGTCCCTGAGCAGATAACAATTATTCCTGTATCAATAACAAGTGATGCAAATAATGGAGAATATATACATAGCGAGTATAGTTGGACTGATGGTACATTTGTATCGCCACTACACTCAAGATTAGTTTCTTTCGAGAATGACAATACAACTGAGTTTGTAATATCTGATTATGCACAAATATCAGGACCTCAGGGAGCAGGAGTAATTCCTGCCGATGGAGCTACCGTTAGCATCATATGTAACAAAATAAATTACGACAATTTTGTATTTAACAAAAACGTAAATAACTTTAGATACTTACGAAGTGATACATTTTATGATGATACTGTTGCGGATATAAAGTTATTATTGGCAGAAACGCTAACGAACCCTAATGGTGGTATAGCTACACCAATAGATGACACAGATGAACCTGATAAATATTTTGCTACATTTACAATGCCGTCTACAGGAAATATATTATACTTAATTTGGGATTACAGATTATCAACTGAAGATGATTTATGTTTTGGAGCAACAATAAAAGACTCTTGTTGTAATTGTTAAAAGAATTAAAATATGGCGATACATTATTTAAACGGAACAACACTATCTAACTCAACAACAGTATTTGACGATGCTGCTTTAACAATTGTTAGTGCAGATGGGTTTTATGCTGATGGAAGTGGAATAAGCAGAGAGCAAGTTAGTGGCATACTAGGACCTATTCAAAACTGTCCAACTTGCCTAACTGATTGTGGTTTAGGACCTATAACTCATAGTTCAGGTGAAGGTGTATTTCTACTTGATATAGATTTAGGAGATACAGCATCTGATGAAGGAGCAGTAATTGTTAAGTTTACACCTGCTAGTATTCCTGATGGCATTAGAGCTACATATAATGGTGTGGTATATAATAAATTTAGTCTTGATAATGCAACTGTAGGAGGTTATAAAGGAAGTACGGTAGCAAATGGATATACTTATTTAGGTTATGACTCTGCCACTTGTCTTCCTGTTGCAGGTACTACATATAGTGGACTTACAGAATATAGATATAACGGAACTAGTTTTGCTTCGACAGGGAATACTCAAGACATAACACCACAAGCGGGTGAGCTACAGCTTAATACAGTAGCTAACCCGGGGACGTTTTATATGGTAATACCTAAAGTATCTCAGTCAATAAAAGAATTAAATATTGAGATATCAGGTGTTTGCCCTACAACTGCATTCACTGTTGAAGTTGATTGCCCTGTGCTTCTAACAGGATTTAGTACATCTCTTGTCGCAGGTAGTTCTGCTGCAGCTTGTGCTCTTTCATTAGTTGGAGAGTATTACAACGCACCCGTATCAGGAACAGCAGGAAACCCTGCTATAAATGATTGGGTGTTTTCAGATGAATATGGAAGTAATGTGTTAGCTCAAGGTTTTTATAAGATAAATGCAACTGAATATATTGAGGTTGATGTAAACGGAGTAGTAATAGATAGAGCAAACTGTTAAGAT